CTTACCCCTGACTGCCCTGACGTATCTGCTTGCTACCCGTATCCTCTGTGCTTCTGTCATCTTACCCATGTCTTAATACCTCAATGCTCGGAAGCCCGGAAATGGCCCCCCTACCCCCCACTTCTGCGGAAGGCAGCGAGGCCAAGCCTATGCCCGTATAGCCACGGTGTTTAGGCCCGCTGGACTTTGGTAAGCGGTGTCCAGCCCGATCCAAACGACCGGCCCTCCGCTGACAGATTTGGCCCATGTCAAGGGGCTGCGTGATGGGTTTGTTGACAGAACCAGAACGGCTCGTCAGAATCCTGACCACGCTACATTGCAACTTCAGCGTAATGCCATTTCCCCGGCAGCGTCAAGCCCCCTTTTTGGGGGCTTTTCGTTTTAGCGTCCACTAACGTCCTTTTGGCGCTTTGACTAGCCCAGCCTTGTACTGCCACACCCTTTGCTGCGGGATCGCACCGTTGCGTATCCAACGGGATACAGCCGGGGGTTTGACGCCAAACGCCCGTGCGATACCGCTCGGGGAACCAAACTTCTTCAATGCTGATTTGATGTCCATGTTTGCATATTAACACAGGTAAACTATTTTATCAAGGGGACTTGACACGGCCTGTAACTTGTGTTAATATACGCCCATACGCTAACCACAGAGAGGTAGTTATGTCGCAGTTAATCCGCATCCCTTGGAAGTTTTACATGGATCATTACGAGCGCGGCTTGCCGACGCCCGAAGATGTTCGCGGAACCAAGAATCACGTTTATATCAGCGCCGACGACCCGCACTTAAATTCGCTTTGGTCGGACGCCGAGTTTTACGCGCACAAGTTTGGCCCCGATCTTTGCCCATCAATCAAGGCCAGCGCCAAAGCCACGCTTGCCGCCATCAACAAAGTAGTTGACGGGCTGTAATAACATCGGTTTACATATCCCACGTTGACAAACACAACAGGAGCAACAGATATGCCTCGCAAAGACACATTTCACGCCTTCGGCACCTTCTACGCCCTCAACAACAAGTTTGAGGTGCGCGTGGAGTACACGCAGGACACCGATGGCGGCATCATTTTGGAGGCTGCCGACCTGATCGGCATCTTCCTTGACAACGACAAGGCCGCTTCATCGCTGAACCACGACATCAAGCTAGACATTTGCGACCTCGGTGCAGATGCGATCTTTGAGCTTGAGGAAATTGCCACACGCGATGCCGAGCAGAACGGCCCGTGGGGAGACGACCTGTGAGCCGCTGGTTACCTCAAGCCATCCTGCTTGTAGTGCTATACGCCATAGCAGCGATCAACGACCCGTGCGGCGACGGCGGCTGCACTCCGGCAGAGGAGCGAGCCAGCCATGCACGATGACGACATGACTTGGTGGCATCACCAAGATCAACTGATGCAAGAACTGGAAGAACAAGAACGCATAGACGCTTGCAACAAGGCTTTGGCCGAACTGATGGCCGTTATTAACGAACAATTGGAGAAGGTCAATGAGCGAACTGCTCAAAATTAACGTCAACGATCACGTTGAGAAGAAAGGCAACCTGTCGTACCTGTCATGGGCGTGGGCATGGGCTGAAGTCCTTAAGATTGACCCGGCTGCCCGCTACACCGTGCATGAGTACGAGGGCGGTCTGCCGGTGTGCTATCTCAAGAACAACACGGCGATGGTCAAAGTCAGCGTGGAGATTAAGGGCGACGTAAAGACCTGCTTGCTCCCCGTCATGGACAACCGTAACCGCAGCGTTGTTGATCCCGATTCCTTCGCGGTCAACACCGCCATTATGCGCTGCCTGACCAAGTGCATCGCGCTGCACGGTCTTGGCCTGTACATCTTTAGCGGCGAGGATTTGCCCGAGGGTTCACCGCCGCAGGTTGACCCCGATCTGGTCGCGCTGATTAACGGTGCGGTGTCGGTGGAAGAACTGACCAAGTTGTTTAAGCGCCTGACCAAAGAGCAGCGCATGACGCACATTGACCAGTTTACCGCCCGCAAAAAAGAACTAACCGGCCCGGAGGCTGCATGAACAAACATAAAGACGAACGATGTTGCGGCAGTTGCATTTACTACGTTGAGCAACAAAACGATGAAGGTTTCTGTGCGTTTTCATGGCCGCCGTATAAAAAGGCAAAAGCACAACCAGTTAGTGCTTACGATTCGTGCGACTTGTTTAAAGAATTGGCTGATGACGAAAAACCAATGAACGAAATAAGTATTGTTTGGGTGAAGGGAAAGTAATGGAACAGCGTAACGATCCGAGTTGGTGGGCATCACGGCTCGGCAAGGTCACCGCCTCCCGCGTAGCTGATGTAGTCGCCAAGACCGCCAAGGGCTACGGCGCATCCCGCGAAAACTACATGGCCGACCTGATCGTGGAGCGGCTGACGGGGCAAAAGGCTTCGTCGTTTAGCAGCGCCGCAATGGAGTGGGGTGTAGAGCAAGAGCCACACGCTAGAGCCGCCTACAGCGCCCGCACAGGCGAGTTGGTGGAGGAGGTGGGGTTTATAGACCACCCGACGATAGCCATGTCAGGGGCGTCCCCAGACGGCTTGGTAGGCGAGGGCTGCGTGGAGTTTAAGTGTCCCAACACGGCGACTCATTTGGAGTACCTGTTAGCGGGTAAACCGCCCGAAAAGTACGTCACGCAGATGCAATGGCAGATGGCCTGCACCGGGCGACCGTGGTGCGACTTTGCGAGCTACGACAGCCGCTTACCCGAGCATCTGCAAATGCTGATCGTGCGTATAACGCGAGACGTTAAACGCATTGCCGAGTTGGAGGACGAGGTACGCAAGTTCCTCGCAGAACTAGACGAGAAAGTTATCAAACTGAAGGAGTTGAAACCGTGACCCAGTACGATCCAAACATGAAAGGCGTTTTATTCCGTAATGACAAATCTGGGAATGAAAAACGCCCTGACTACCGTGGCTCGGCAGTCATCAATAACGTGGACTACAACTTGTCGGCGTGGATTAAGGCTAGCCAAAAAACGGGCGACAAGTACATGAGCATTAAGATTGAAGCCAAGGGTGAGGGCAAGTTGTCGCGGCAAGGCGAGCCGCAGCACCAAGCCACGAAAAAGCCCGAGATAAACGAGAAGAATTGGGATGACCTTGACACCCCTTTCTGACTTTGAGGCGAGGTTTAGGGCGAGTCGCCCCGCAGAGATTGTGGTGGCGACTTACCTCCTCAACATCGGCCATACCGTGACGCTGCCAAAACGTCGGATCGCCAAGGACTTTGCTGATCGGGCAGAGTACGCCGACAAGGGCGACATATACGCCTCGGGCAAGCGGATAGAGGTAAAGCACATCAAGCACGATTTTGGGTATCAGGCGTGGCCGTTTGAGACTGCCGCTATCTGCGCCAAGAAGTCGTTTGATGCCGCCGATCCTCGCCCTGACTACTACTACATCGTCAACGCAACGATGACCGTAGCGGCGCTGGTAGACGTTGCGACGACGTTTCCCGATTGGGTGGTGCGGCGCATCACCGATAAAGAGCGTGGCTACGACTACGACGTATACGCCGTTAAGCCCGAATATCTCGGCTGGCGGTACATAGACTTTGAGGAACGGCTATGAAGGTATTTATCGGGTGGGATAGCCGCGAGGACATCGCGTATCAGGTGTGCCGTAAAAGCATTTTCAAGCACTCTAGCGTTGAGGTGGACATACAGCCCATTGTTCAGTCAGAACTTCGGAGTCGTGGCTTGTATACGCGAGAGGCTGATCCGCTGTCGTCTACGGAGTTTTCCTTTACCCGGTTCCTGACGCCGTATCTCGCCGGATACAGCGGTTGGGCGGTATTTGTGGACTGCGATTTTCTTTTCCGGGGGGACATCGCGGGATTGTTGGACTACGCCGACGGGGCAAAAGCGTGCTTTCTTGTAAAGCACGACTACAGGCCGACGGAAACCGTCAAGATGGACAACAAAACGCAACATCTTTATCCACGAAAGAACTGGTCATCTTTCATGTTTATCAACTGTGGGCATCCTCAAGTCAAGGCTCTTACGCCCGAGGTGGTGAACCGCGAGACAGGGATGTACTTGCACCGCTTTAATTGGCTCACCGATGACGTAATCGGGGAGTTGCCGATCACATGGAACTACCTTGAAGGATGGTATACCCGCGACCAATGCCCGAACCCAATTGCCGTCCACTTTACCCGTGGCGGCCCGTGGTTTAAGGACTACATGGATGTGGAGTACGGCGAGGAGTGGATGCGTGAAGCGCATATTTCCTAAAGGAACCACGCCCGAGCAGTTAGCCGTAGCTGCTACGCGCATGGTGCAAGGCTTATCGCCTGACCGTGCGTGGTGCATAGAGGTGCTGGAATGGAAGAAGCCGCGCACCGATCAGCAGAATCGTTTTCTGTGGGGTGTTTGTTATCCAGCCGTCCTAGAGGGCGGTGGCGAGACGTTGGCAGGATGGACACGAGACGACCTGCACGAATACTTTCTCGGGGAGTGCTTTGGTTGGGAAATGTTAGAGGGCTTTGGACGCAAGCGTATGCGCCCGATCAAACGCTCTAGCAAACTGACGAAACAAGAATTCAGCGATTATCTGTTATTCCTAGAAACACGCTGCGCCGAAATGGGCATCGTGATACCGGAGCCGGTGTATGAACCTGCGTGATCAGGCAAGAGATAGGGGCTGCATGGTGCGCTTGCCCGGTATCTGCAACCACAACAGCGCAACGACTGTATTGGCGCATATACGCCTATCAGGGGTCAGCGGTATCGGATTGAAGGCTGACGATTTGCTTGGCAGTTGGGCGTGTTCCGCTTGCCACGACGCCGTAGACCGCCGATTCCGCACCGACCTTGACCGCGACTATGTGCGCCTTGCTCACCTTGAGGGCATGGTGCGAACCATCGCACAACTACGCAAAGAGGGATTGATATGACAGTTGAAGAATTGAATAAGATTTTGAACACAGCATATAAAGCTAACTTTGAATTAGCGGGAGACTCATCGCATTGGACTTGCACCGATTACGAGATAATTAAATTTGCCGCAATGATTGCCGACGCCGAGCGGGAGGCGTGTGCGAAGGCGTGTGAGGACGCTAGATCATTACCAGATGTTGGCCCGCTTTACTGCGCCGCCGCCATTCGTGCGAGGGGCGCATGAGCTTCATGGTAGAT